CTCCTTAATTCGCTTCCCGCCCGGGAGCGAGTACGAGGCGTACCATATTTCACCTCTGCGGAAGAGTGACATTTTCTTTCCTCTGTTATGCCATCACCCGCGCTCACCTGGACAGTATGCAGCGGTGAATGAAGTGCTGCAATGCAGGCTTGCCGGGTTGTGAGATAAGGTGATCTTTTACCGGAAGAATTTTTTCGTGTTGCCTGTAGTCGGCCCGTTCGTATCCAGTTAACAGCTGTTGGCCTTGATATCTTGAGAAACTGACAGGCCTCTTTGAGGGTGATACTGTGTGAATCCATATTTTTGCCATTAAAAACCGCCCGAAGGCGGTTGTCAGTTGATTGATGTACGTCGCATTTTTCGAAGGCTGGCAATATGCATTTCCTTCTCAATTTCCGCTTTAATCATGTGTAGTTCGTTGTGGTCGACTCGCTCAAATTCTTCATTAAATGCACCAATTGAAGTGGCTCGGGTTCTGCCGTCGAGTCTTCGGTAGATCACCTGAGTAAGAGTTACCTTGCAGATTTCCACCGGATAGTTGTTGGCATCGACGAAAGACTGCCCGCGCTGGATCAGGACGAACACTGGTTATATTCCTGGTGTGCCATATCATAAACACGGCGTGCCGTGAGGTATGTTGTGGCTAACGTCGTCCGTATCCAGAAACATCCCCGGGTTGTGACGGTCATTTCCGGTACTTTGAACTTCAGTGCATCAACGATATGCTGGTGCTTTCGGCATTCGAATAGCGAACTGGTGATAACAACACTTGCTGCCGAACCATGACTTTCAAATGAAATATTCATATATGAGAACCTCATTGTTACTGGCTATCGCCATTGCTCCCCAAATACAAAACTAATTTCAGCCAGTGCTTCGTCCATTTTTTCGATGAATTCCGGCACCATCTCGTCAAAACCAGCCATGTATTTTTCATCCCGCTCGACCACGACATAATGCAGGCCTTCACGCTTCATGCGCGGGTCATAGTTGGCGAAGTACCAGGCATCTTTTCGAGTCACCCACATGCTGAATTGCACCTGGGCCATGTAAGCTGATTTTATGGCCTCGAAACCACCGAGCCGGAATTTCATGAAATCCCGGGAGGTAAACGGACATTTCAGCTCAAGGCCGTTGCCGTCACTGCATAATCCATCCGGAGAGCAGGCGGTACGCATACTTTCGTCGCGATAGATGATCGGGGATTCAGTAATATTCACGCCGGAAGTAAACTCAAACAGGGCTCTGGCGTCGTTCTCGTACTGTTTTCCCCATGCCAGGGCTTTGGCGTTAACTTCCGGGGCCACACCCGTGCAGACCTCAGCCAGCAGAGTGTGGAAGTAGGACATTTTCATGTCAGGCCATTTCTTTCCGGAGCGGGGTTTTGCTATCACGTTGTGAACTTCTGAAGCTGTGATGACCCCGAGCCGTAATTTTTGCCATGCATAATCTCCCTGCTCGACACCTCTCACGTCGATCCCGGTACGTTGTAGGATAATTTCTGGTGTCATGCTGCCACCTTATGCTCTGTGGCTTTCTGTTTAAGGAATCCAAGAGCCTTCTCTGCTTCGGCTTGGGACAGTTCTGACGACGCTCGAATGTTGCGGCGAAAAATCTGGGAACAGAGCGGCAACAGGTCGTCATCCCACGTTTTTTCCATGGAAGTAAGAAGGGCGTTAATTTCCGACATGGTTTCTTCGTTAACCGGGGTGATGTCGCGTTCCGGCTGACGTTCTGTAGTATATGCGGTATTTTCGACAATACGCTCGGCTTCATCCTTGTCATAGATGCCAGCAAATCCGAAGGCCAGGCGAGCACACTGAATCATGGCTTTGTGCCGTAACATCCGTTTGGGATGCGACTGCCACGGTCCGGTGATTTCTCTGCCTTCGCGGGTTTTGAATGGTGCGCGGCGACATTCATCCATCCACTCGGTAACGCAGATCGGGTGATTGCGATCTTTGCGGTAAATCCGGCATGTACAGGACTCATTGTCCTGCTCAAAGTCCATGCCATCAAACTGCTGGTTTTCATTGATAATGCGGGACCAGCCATCAACGCCAACCACCGGAACGATGCCGTTCTGCTTGTCAGGGAAGGCGTAAATTTCTTTCGTCCAGGGATTAAGGCCGTACTGGTTGGCGACGATCAACAATGCGATAAATTGCGCATCGCTGGCATCACCTTTAAATGCCGTCTGGCGAAGAGTGGTGATTAGTTCCTGTGGGTCGACAGAATCCATGCCGACACGTTCAGCCAGCTTCCCTGCCAGCGTTGCGAGTGCTGTACTCATCCGTTTTATACCTCTGAATCAATATTAATTTGGTGACGGGCGATGGTTTCAGCCATGTAGCGGATGTGTTCTGCCATGCGTTCCTGAAAATCGACATCGTCATCAAATGCACGGGAAATAGCTTTTTTGCTGGCCCCGTGACGTTGCAGATTATCGATGCATAGCGATTCAAACAGGTGTTGGGGCAGACCTTTTTCCAGGTCGTCTGCCAGCTCAGCTTCAGTTTCTTCACGGGCAATTTGCTGGTAGTGTCGTGCCCATGACTGCTCTTCAATGCGATCGGGGATAAGCCAGGCATTCATGATTTCTCACCTCCGAAATTTTCAAGCCTGTTGGCAATCATGATGGCGATATCAGGGATTGCTGGCGCTGTGGCTATACATGCGGGGTTGGCGCACAAACCATAGACGGCGGCAATCACGAGCTGTCTTTTCCAGTCGAGAGTTACTGGCTCAGAATTGGCGTCATCGCCGGACGTATCACTGCCTGGCTCGTTCTGAACAACGGTTTCGCCCTCCTGAGCGGCATCAACAGAGTTTTCCTGAATGATCTTCTCCTCAGTTTGTGCTGAGTCTTCTCCATCAGCGGCGTCATTTTCTCCAAAAGTTTCTGTGTAAGTGCTATCGCCCATTACCGCACTACAGTCAGGGCAGTTACCCCCGCCAGTCTGACCACAGACGCGGCAGTTTTTTTCCAGCTCCGGTTGCGCTACTGGGGCTGGCTGTTGCTCTTCTGGCCCGTTTTGTTGCGTATCCGGGCTGTTTTGTCCCGCTTCTGGGGCAATTTGTTCCACTTTGGACTGATTCTGGTCCTCAGTGTCGCGAGCCTGGATCCCCTTAATCCACTTCGGGTCGGTTGGGGCGCTGATGCCTTCAACGAACTCCCCACGAGAGGCAGCCAGCAATTTGTCTGCATCGACAGGATTTTTGGGCGAAATGTTTTTCCTGGCTTCATGGAGTTCTGCTCTCAGTTCCTGGTATTTCGTTTCTACAGATGAGACATTTTCCAGTGATTGCGTGTCCGCATTATGTTTAACTGGAATTTCTTCCACTGATTCAGGCGCTGCCTGTTCATTAGACATTGCGTCCGATGTTTGCTGCTTTTCTTCATCGTCATGTATCTCTTCTGCTGTTCCGCGCTGCGGCATTGGGGCTGATGAGCGACCGCAGGCGATTTCCACGATTTCCGGATCCGGGTTAGAGTGATCGGTTTCGGTCAACACTTTGTTGAGATATTCAGTCACGCGCGCCGGGATAGCCTCAATGCCGATTGGTGCTTCTTTCACTGAAGCCACCACAATGGCGCGGGAATAATCCAGCCCACCGGGCATGGCGATGAATTTGTCACGGAAAACAGAAAAGGGCGGCTTATTCTCTGACACGATTTCTTCAACGTGTTTTGCGTGTGCTGGGTGCAGGTTATAAATATCCACATCTATTGAACGGGCCAGAACGCCAGTGGCAATGTCTCGCGCCAGTGATGCCTGATTGTGGGTAAAGCCTTCGCCACGATCGGTAAGATTTCCGCCGCCAGCGTTAGCACCGGAAGGCGTACGAGTGATGCCTGTAACATAATTTCCTTTCTGCCATTCTTTTGCCAGCAATCCCTGATCCACATAGTCTGTTTTCATCCAGGTGGAGATGAACTTGTCGAATTCAGCCGGGCTGATGCGATGATTTGCAGAGTGGGGGAATGCTTTCCCTACAGATTCAGCTAGGCGACTAAGGTGATGGTTCGTCAGTTTATCCAGTTCATGATGCGCGGCGCGCACAGCAGTAAGCAGGCTCTGAAGGTAACTGTCCTCTGTGTCCATCTCCATACGGATCACGTTATTGCGTTGTTCTGGTGTGGCATGATGCCGGTATTTTCCATCTTCATCTTTGCTGAATAAGAAGAGGTGAAGGAAGCGATGAGTAAGGCTCAGAGTGGCGACGGGAATTTCACACTCAGAACAGTCATCGTCGCTGTCCGGGGATTCGCTTTTCTCCACATCATCCGGAATAGTTCCGTCCAGGTTATCGTTGTCATCGCCAGCAGTTGTGGCATCTTCACCGTTGATGTTGTCATCGAAGGGGATAGCCATCATGGTGATGCCATCGTTACCGCCTTTTTCATAGCGGTTGCAGAATTCAGTATCAAACACGCCTTCCGGTGGAAGGTCATTCACGACGGGGAAATTTACGCGAACGGGTTTTTTGAAATCATCCTCGTCGTAGCCTGCATCGTCCATGGCTGCAATGCAGCGGGAAACTGCGACAGAAAGTTTTCTGGCCTCGGTCCAGAAAAAACCGCCTTTGATGTCAAGGCGTTTTCTGACTTTATCGTTTTTTGCTTCGCAGTGTAGTGCAAAAGTCTGTTTATCAGCACTCATTGTATTTAAACCTCTGGCTGGATTAGAATTAGCGGCCCTTTGTCTGATTTCTCCGAATACGGTGACGCAGGGAGAAATCCGGTAGCCTGCGCTGCCGGATTTTTATTTCAGTGGAAGGTTGCCTGGTTTGCTGTTTTGTTAGTTGTTTTTTCCTTTTCGTGCTGGCATTCGGGGCAGTCGCACTCAGGATTTTCTCTTGCAAACTCAAGAGCCAGCGCCAGTTCATGGATTTGTTGTGCTTCAATGTTGCTTCTGACGACTTCACATGCGGCATGAATATATGGGCTTGGTGTTTTGCCATTTAACCCACATGAAACCAAACGACTGTCTTTATATTCGTTATTTCCAACTTCTGTAAGCACTGAAAAAGAAAATACAAAGTCGATTTTGTATTCTTTGCATATTTTACTGATGCGGTTTGCAATTTCATTAAGTTCATTTACTGCTGTCTTTTCGGTTTCAGAAAAGATTTGGTCAGGATTAAGTTCTTTCACTTTATATGTCCTTTTTTTAAGGCCTATGGTGCTGTTATATCTGGCATGAAACTGAATTGTCTGAATATCAAGTTGAGGGGTTAGAGTTCATGTGCCATCTGGTCATTTTCGGCGCATTGCTTACTGCAATATTGCCGCTCTTCGGTTACGGGGATTGTGCCTTTCATAAAATGAAGATGACTTTTAACGGATTTGGTTTGTTCGGTTTCCTTATTGCAGAGATGGTAGGCACATTTTATTTTTACATTTATCACCATGACTCCGCTTTTACAGGTAAACCATCACGTCCGAGGAAGACTTTAATCATGCAATCGGTAATGCATGTTTTTGTCGTGAAGTTACGAATATAGAGTTTTCTCTTTTCAATATTGTTTGCTGAAGCGATATATGTCCGCCCTTCATGAAGAACATAATCGCCAGGTGTCACGCACTGACGTGGTATTTCATCAGTTCTGAAGTGATGAGCAATCATAATTATCTCCATTTTCACAAATGAACTTTGTTGATGCGGTGCCTGGTGCCTCCAGGTGACGTTAACCAGTTAACAATTAACGCCGGGTCAGGGGACGATGACTTTCCGTGACATCCTGTCGGTTTAACTGTTCCGCGTGCGCTGAGCCGCATTCACCGCATCACAAAATTCACTTTAAAAAAGGGCGGATATCAGCCAGCAATTAAACTGATATCCGCCAATGACTACACACAGCAATGTTGTTATTCACAACCGGAAGCGCACGGTCGAAGAAATCTAACGACAAGCCTTCAAAGGGAAAGAGTCTTCGCCGTGCGCTTTCGTGTTGCACCCTGGCTTTTCAGGGTAATATCTGTTCAGTAAACTGACAGTGCCGGATGCTCACCCGTGTCCGGCGCACGAACTCCACCTGACCCGTGGAGAACTCCTCAACTACAAACCCCGTAAGGAGAGTGAATTTATGACACAAGAAGAAAAAGTGATGTTTCTGATGCGGCTGGCTGTCGATACCTACAACACACAATTCAGGGAGAAAGATATACCTCAAAAGGCAGTTCCTGCCGCGGTAGATAAGGGCGGTGCTATTGCCGTATTTTACGATGCATTTGAATCATTTTTTGATGAAAAACTCGATGCTGTTAGCGACTTCGGAACATCGAGTAATAAATAACGTTCATTACGGTTCTTAAACAACAATCAGTGGGCTTGATGTTGTTCTTTTCAAGCTCACTTGCCATCACTTCCATTATTCTTGCGCTTACACGAATTATTTGGTGGCTGTAAGCGACGCAACTGTCGCTGATATTGCTGTTTATTTCTATTACTTCATTTTCACCATTAGCATCAACTTCGGATGCGCTGTTTTCATTATCCTGTTTCAGTGCTTTTTCTGCCATCTGGATGCGTGTCAGCGTTGCGGAATTTGGGCTAAGTCGATAAACCTGTTTGGCATCTTCCAGAAGCAGGGCGATAATGTGCTTCAGTTCTGTTTCGTTCATAGTTAACTCCGGTAGTTGCAATTTATTAATATCAGGCGGTCAGTTCTTTAAGCTTCTGAACAGCTTTATTCATTTCATCCATACAGTCGATGAATTCGTCCAGTTTAAGCTGCATTTTTCCGGCGGCCTGAAGAATTTCAAGTTTTAAGGGCGCAAGTTTTTTGTTGAATACATCATCTTCCTGGCGTTTTTTCTCCGCAATTTCGGCGGCTTTCAGCAATTCTTCCGCCTGCTTTCTGAGTATTTCTGGTGAAGGTGAAACTGCTTTTAGGTTATTCATTTCAGGTTCCTGTTGTTGCAGAATTAATTTGTTGCATTCTCTGCGTGAGCGTTTCATTGCAGATTCGCACTTCTTGCAATAAATGGCTCTCCCGTCACGTTTGCTGGCATCTGAATAAAAATCATCGACTGATTTTGTCTGCCCGCATCTGGTACATAATTTTGATTGAAGGTCCTTAATGATTGTGACGTTTCCTTCCCGCTTGGGATATCCATATTTTTTGTGGCGGAAAAAGGTTACTCCGTTACCAGAACCTTCTTTTCTGACCTTAAATACAATGATGCTTTCCCGTTTATCGATAAAATCTATGAGCTGGTTTCTCTCCTTTCCTGACAGTTCGGCAAATGTCTTAACTTTTTTAGTAACTTCCGTAAGGCGAACGCCGTCAGGCATTTTTTCAACGAAGTTTTTAATCTCTGCAAGCGGACGCCATAATTTTTGCGGCAAAACTGAAGGCGTGGTCATCAATCACCTCGCTTTTTTTTACTGATTTGTTTATGCCAAAAATAAAGGCCACCATCAGGCAGCCTTGTTTTTCTGTTTGCTAAGTTCTCTGGCAATCATGGCCGTAGTTCGTATTGCCCACACCATTGATTTGTATCAATAGTCGTAGTCATCCGGATAGTCCTGGTATTGTTCCATCACATCCTGTGGATGCTCTTCGAACTCTTCAAATTCTTCTTCCATATCTCACTTCAAATAAGTGGTTTGCTGCCTAATTTTATTTTCTGGCGACCAACACAAGTCACACCCGTTTCACTGCGTGGCTTGCGGTAGTAAATTTTGTTAGTCCAAACAATAAAATCTACCGAAGTGGGTTATGACCATTTTTTATTTGGATTTCGTTGGTGAGCGTGGTTAACAACTCTGTGCATTATATCCTCATATTTTTCATCTTTAATTTTTTCAACATCTCGAGGAAATGGTGTTGCTAATGCTTTGTCAACTTTGTCCATTGGGTCTTCATTAATCTTATATTCCGGACCGTCATCTATAGCATTAAATCCAGGTGTTATACCGTTTTCTAATGCATATGCTATTCTCTTTTCCCATCTCGCTATCCTCCTTCTGTCTCGAGATGTAAGGCTTCTATCAGATACTTTTCTGTTTTGTCCGCGATTAGGATTAACATAAATAGTCTTTTTCACCATAAGCATACTCAATAAGTCCATACGGTGGTTTACTGTACAATTTTATTTTTTGAACTGCATGTATTTTGTTTCCTAATGGGTTTGAATCCTTGTAATAAGTACTTCTGTTTTTGCGCTCGACTTCTTCTGCCTTCTTGTTGCGAAGGCTGCCGAGTGATGCTGCTTTGTCTGCTCTGACGCAACCAGAGATCTTTAGCGCAATCTTCCGCGTCAGTCTTTCACTACTGCGCCGCTCTGCAATAAGTTCTTCCCTGCGAGCTTTATAGCGGCTTTTTGCCGTACCTTTGGATTCTTTCCAGATTATGGTTACCATGATGGTCTCCTTTAAGTGGCTTTGGTGTATGACGCGTCGAGGTGTTTTTCTTCTCGATCGCGGCCTTGCAACTGAAATTCGCGTCATCCCCAAAACCACTTAGATTTTGGTCTCAACGGTTAGGTTGAGAGTCCATCAATGTTAAAGAGCCTGCCAATCTGTTCCGTTTGGCTTCCAGCGTCCTGCTGTTGAATTGAAGATAACCTAAGTTATCTGATTGTGCAATAACTATATTTATCATTTTATGGAAAGCGTTATAAATGGTTGATAACAAAAATATTTTATTTTTTGTGGTATCCGCGTGATATTTTCAAGGGGGAAAGGCTGATTGTTATGGGTGATTGCATGTTAATCGAAGGGGAATTTGGTGTGTTGCACCAGCGGGTAGTCGAAATTCTAGGGGTGTCGTTGCTTGAGGTTATTGCTACTGGGGAAGCTATTTCAGCAGATGCTATTGCGGGAATGATCCGAGTGCTTCACCATGATGAATTGGATGATCTCGCTGTGAAGTTAGCTATAGATGTGTTACTTCAGGATATGCGACTGTGTAATTAAGTAAATAAAACCCGGCACTGGAGCCGGGGGATTTAGAAATGGCATTTTATGAATTGGCTACTTGGCGAATGGTTTACCATCGGTGGTATTGAGCACAATAAAAGGCCGTTCTTCGTGAGTGTTCTTATAGCAAAAGTTCAGTTGGAGTCTGATTACCAGCTATGTGATGACCAGAACACTCGTCCTATGATTTTTACGTTTTTGTAGAATTCTTCTCTGTTCATTACTTCATCAGGATACTCTTCGCGGTTTATCGATCTGATAATTACCGATGTTGGTGTGGCTATTAGCGTTTTTACCCTTAACAAATCAGCTTGGCAAATTGCATATGTTTTACCATCCCTGATGCTCGTATCTTGCGTGTTTACCCCCACCACATCACCATCATGGAGTGTTGGCTCCATACTTTGCCCAACAACCCTGACCAACTTTGCCGCTTTTTCTGGAACTCCCATTTTTTTCAGGTAATAGCGCCTAAAAACTAGAGAGAATTCTGCGGACTCCTCCAATGCACAACTTCCTCCGCCAGCTGAAAGTGAAATATTTAGAAGGGGGAGCGCAACAAATTCGTCATTATCATTTTGATGATCATCCCAAGCGATAGCTTTTAAAGATGATTCCCGAGCATTAGATGGCTCTTCTGCGCTCTGTGGTCTCATTGACCCTATACCAGAGCTTAGCCACTCAGGGCGAACTCTTAACGCGTTGGCTAATTCGACCATTTTACGTGATCCGGTTGTTTTACCAGATGACATCTTTTGTATGGCTGGTTGTGATACCCCCACCATGTCTGCAAGTTGTGCTTGTGACAACCCGGCTGAACTCATGGCGGCATTTAGTCTTTCTGCGAATGTTTTCATACCTGTAATCTATAACCACGGTTATCAAAAGTAAAACAACAATTGTTATTGCTCTGTTGTATAACCCATGTTATTTTTGGTTATGCTTTATTTGCTGTAGAGGTATGCTCATGAATTTAGTGATTCAGCGAGCCTTGAATATTGTTGGCAGTCAAAAACGACTTGCAGCTGATTGCGGCGTATCACAGCCCGCTGTTCATAAATGGTTGCGAGGCGGAAAAGTTTCTCCTGAAAAAGTTTTCGCTATCGTTAATGCCACCAATGGTCAGGTTAAGGCTTACGAAATTCGCCCGGACTTACCGCACCTGTTTCCTCATCCGAACCAGGCTGAATAAGTAACACCGCTCTTTAACATTGCTGGTCGTTCACCTCTAACAGGGTGAGCAAACATCAGTGGCAAACCCATTGGGATTGCCGCTTAACCCCATATCAATATAGGAAAATTAACAAATGTCACAAACAAGTTACAGCAAACTGTCGCAGCGCGATATCGATCGCGCTGAAACGGATTTACTTATCAACCTGTCAGTTCTGACGCAAAGGGGACTGGCGAAGATGATTGGCTGCCATGAATCGAAGGTCAGTCGTACCGACTGGCGATACATCGCGGCGATTTTATGTGCGTTCCAGATGGCATCTGATATCAGTCCGATCAGCCGGGCTTTCCAGCATGCCATTCGCGTTCATGCAAATAAAAAACGTCCGGTTGGGGCCGGACGTTCTGAGCAAATCCTGATGAATATCTGATATTCAGGCAGGGCATGGAGCAATACACGGGAATAATTCTGCCACATCTGGAAGAATTTCGCCAGCAACAACACCAACCGCAGCAGCCTGAAGCCGATTGGGTTAACCCGGAGATACCGGGACCGTCTGTGAAGATGTGCAGTCACACCAATGTGCAGTCACACCAACCGCAGCAGCCTGAAGCCGATTGGGTTAACCCGGGAGATACCGGGACCGTCTGCGGTATGGAGTAAATCTTGTATGCGAGGGGACTATGCGTAATTACGCAACAATTTCACCTCAGTTCTGGTTAGGCGATACAGGGCGAAAACTAAGGAAGTCTGGTCCGGAATGTATGGTAGTGGCGTTGTATATGATGACCTCGCCTCATTCCAATATGCTGGGCCTTTATTACCTGCCTGTTTTGTACATTGCTCACGAAACCGGACTTGATCCTGAAGGGGCTTCTAAGGGGCTTCTAAGGGGCTTCAAATGGCTTGCGAGGCTGGTTTTTGCAGCTATGACCATGATTCTGAGGTTGTATGGGTGCATGAAATGGCAGCATGGCAGGTTGGTGAATCGCTGAAACCTGGCGATAACCGTTGTGCTGGGGTAAGAAATGAATATTCCGCGTTGCTGGAAAATCCTTTTTTATCATCATTTTATGATAGATATAAGGATGATTTCCACCTGGATGTCAGACGTGAATCATGTCGGAAAATTGAAGCCCCTTCAGAGCCCCTTTCAAGCCAAGAACAGGAACAGGAAAGAGATAAAACCCTTCTGGTCCATGGCGAAAAAATCGCCACGGATCCACTGGTGGATTCTTGTCCCGTTCTGACTGAACGTCCAGGACCAGCTGGCATGACACCGGAAGCAGATTCCGGGCGTTGTGTGCAGCAGGTGCTGCTCGTCGAACCGGAGCAACAACACCAACCGCAGCAGCCTGAAGCCGATTCCGCGATGAGCGGGAAGCCGATTGGGTTAACCCGGGCGATGCCGGGACCGTCTGCGGGACGAGTTGATTATCCTGACGTGTTCGAACGGGTCTGGCGTGAATATCCGCATCGGGCAGGGTCAAACCCGAAGAAATCCGCGTTCAATGCCTGGAGGGCCAGATTACGCGAAGGGGTGTCACCGGATGTCGTGCTGGATGGCGTGAGGCGTTACGCAAGATACCTGGAGGCTACCGGGAAAGCGGGAACTGAATTTGTTCAGCAGGCATCGACGTTTTTTGGCCCGAACAGGAATTTCGAAAATCCGTGGTCGCTGCCGAAGGCTGGCGCAGTCAGCCTGCGTTGCGTGAATCACATTTCTGAACCGGACACCGAAATTCCGCCGGGTTTCAGGGGGTAATCAGCCATGAAAAACATTTCGACAGGAGGGATTCTTGAACGGGTGCGCCGTCTGGCACCACCGCACGTGGCAGCACCGTTCCGGACGACCGACGAATGGCGGGAATGGCAACTGGCTGAGGGCCGGAAGCGCAGCGAGGAAGTTAACCGCCAGAATCACCAGACGCGGGTTGAAAAAATCCTGAATCGTTCGGGCATCCAGCCGCTTCACAGGAAGTGCTCATTCGGGAACTACCGGGTGCAGAACGACGGTCAGCGCCATGCTCTGAGTCTGGCAAAATCCATCGCGGCAGAACTGCATACCGGCTGCACGAATTTCGTGTTCAGCGGTAAACCTGGCACCGGGAAAAATCACCTTGCAGCAGCGATTGGCAACTGGCTGATGGCGAAGGGGAGAAGCGTGATTATCGTCACCGTGTCCGATGTCATGAGTGTGTTGCATGACGGCTACGACAACGGCAAGTCTGGTGAGAAATTTTTACAGGAACTTTGCGGGGTAGACCTTCTGGTCCTTGATGAAATTGGCATGCAGCGGGATACGCGCAACGAGCAGGTCATACTGAACCAGATCGTCGACCGCAGAACGGCATCACTGCGCAGTGTCGGGATGCTGACGAACCTGAATCACGCAGCTATGAGCACACTCCTCGGCGAGCGGGTGATGGACCGTATGACCATGAACGGTGGTCGTTGGGTGAATTTTAACTGGGAGAGCTGGCGATCAAACGTTGGGCGTCAGGGTATGTGAGAATTTTTGACGAGGTAAATTTTCGATGGAAACCGTATTGCATGCACTGAAAGCGATGGGAAAAGCCAATTCTGTTGAACTGGCGGCGCGGCTTGATATCAGCCGTGAAGAAGTTCTCAACGAACTGTGGGAACTCAAAAAAAATGGCGTTGTTGATAAAACGGGTCACACCTGGTTTCTGGCTGTCGAAGGTGAATCCGGGGTAACCGAAGGGCAGGCACTACAACCTGAAGCGCCGGATGTGGTAACCGAAGAGGTCGCTCCAAAAGTTAGCGCTGACATGATGATTGAGTTTATCGCTCAGGAGGGGGCTAAAACCTGTGAAGAAATAGCGGGTAAGTTCGGCGTTACCACTCGTAAGGTTGCTTCCACGTTGGCGGTAGTAACAGCAACGGGGCGCCTGGTGCGCGTGTCTATCAAGGGAAAATTCCGTTATAAAGTGCCTGGCGTTGAAAACGGCGATTTGAGCGCGTCATCATCGCAGGATGAGAAATCACACCACGAAGCAGAAAACAGCGCGTCAGGCGGCGAACTGAATCGTTCTCCGTTGATGTCAGAGGGCACGGCAAAGGCCTGTACAGATGAGTTTATCCAGGATGTTCCGTCGTTCACCGAAAAATATGCTGGTGCAGTGCCCCTTCCACCTCTACGGGCCGCCAGTCGTGAACTTCGTCGCGCCAAAAAACAGGTCCAGAAGTGGGAGCGTGTCTGTGCTGCACTACGTGAGCTGAATAAACACCGGGAAATTGTCATGCAGATTACCGATTCATCCAGCAGTATTGCATCGGAAAAGTGATAACTGGAGAGCTTATGGCAAAAGTATTTACACCCGAAGAGCGGGAAAAAATTAAGGAGCAGATCGTTGAATTTGTGCGCCAGAGTGGACGTGAGACGTTACGGGCTCTGGAAGCTAAAACTGGTGCATCAAGGTATTACATAAACACTCTCGCCAGAGAACTGGTCGCAAGTGGTGATGTTTACAATTCAGGTTACGGATTATTCCCGTCTGAGCAGGCGCGTAAGGACTGGCAAAATGCCCGCAAAAAACTCTCGAGAGCAAAGGCAAAGAAACCGGTTGTCGTTGATCCCGGTCTTATCCGGGCATTACCCGATGGGGAAATACGGCGCTACGACAGACGCTACAACACAATTTGTCGCGAGTGCCGTAACAGTGAAGCAATGCAGCGTGTGCTGGCATTCTATAGACGTTGCGCACAGGCAAATAACAGTCTGCATAGCCGTGTATTGGCTTAACAGGAGCTAAACATGCATTTGAATAAAGAGCATCAATCCATGATGGGCAAGCGCCAGACAGAAGAGGCTGTTCGCGATCTGGAAAAACTACTTGGCTATCGTGAAACAAAACTGCTTTTCCTGGTTCCGGTTATTCGCCAGAAGGTTGAGGAAATTCTTGAAGAAAATGGCATCCCGAAAGAATACATGACGGATGCCATGGAATATTCACTCGAACTGGTACGAATTACTCCTGATCTGACCTGGCTTGATGAGTATCAACAACAATTTGAGAAAGGCGCAGAAACGTTACTTTCTGCTGCTGATAAAACAGAGCAGAAAACAGAACCATCGGTATTCTGGAATACCGTTGAGGCTATTGCCAGGAGCAAGATATTTGAGTTTAACAACATCAATCATTCCGGGAGAGACACTCATCAATCATCACATCTTGAGGGGGTGTCCATGCTTCTAGCTCTGTTGCGAGAGCAAGGCGAATGTCCTCAGTCGACATTGAACGACACTGAGCAATAGTCCATCCGTATTTTCCGGCAAGATAAAGATATATTGCGTCAAAGCCATAAATAGTCCTTGGATACCCCTCTTTAATAGCCAGAGAGTCCCCGAAGCATTCAAGAAAGTAATTTGAGCGGGCTGTTTCGTAATGAAAATTCCAGCGAGCCTGATTGAGTTTTTTGTCCATTTATCCTCCATTGTTGCTCTGTTTTGAAAAATGGAGACCTTCACGCTGCAACGTGAGGTCGTGCGCCGGACACGGGTAAACATCCGGTATTCAAAATTTAATGTTAACGAATTTTTAATATTGAGGTTATGACGTGAACAACAAAATCAATATTCCTCTCGAAATTAAAGAAATTAACGAAATCATTGAGGTTACTGATCGCCCCGAGTTTACCCTCATGCACCGTTATGAAACGGGAACCGACGAGCAAAAATACATCATGGTTGCAGCATTGGCTGTGATGGCGATAGAAAGGGAGCGGAGGGAAAAGGACGTAATGGTTATTCCGGCGAGAAATGATTCACCGGATTTGAGATGGCAGGAGCCGGAGTGGGATGTGGCAATCCGGTGATTGATATTTCTCTGGGGTAAAGCGCCGCCAGAATGACGGCGCGGTGAATTTTACGCAGCTTTACCCAGCGTAAAATCAAAGTGGATGTCGTCATACGGAAAAGATGTTCCATTTTCTCCTTTTTCCAGGAGGCCGTTGCTAATCAGTGCGGTTACATCCGTGTGTACGGCTTTTACGTCACGCCCGACCAGAGCGGCAATCTCACGGATTGACAGTTCTCCGGCACCAGTCATCGCCATGAGTATGTCCATGCGCTTAGGGGTAAGCACTTTATGCATCATTTGCCAGTCTGGGAATGAAACGATGCTTTCGTTCTTTGACGTCATTCCTTCGGCAACCGCTTTAAAGGCAGACAACACATCTGCCGTGAAAGCATCCATTGATTCAATACGTATTGTAACTGTTTTCATATCAGGCACCTCTGCGAATGGATTCTACATCATGGAGGAAGTCAGCAATGAGTTGCTCGATGGAAACAAAGTGGGTACTGATTTCCTGAGCACCAATGTGTTTGTGGTCGCCTTTACCTCTTTCGTTGTCGTAGCGCATGACGCAAACACCATCAACAACGTAAGCCATGCTGTATTTGAAGTTATGGCGGCTACCAAGAACGGCTGGAGCCACCTCCCAGATTTTAATCCTTATGTATTCGGATTCCCCAAGATGGCGAATGAACTCTTTATACAGTCTGGATGGCATAAAAACTCCGTGTATTTATGTTGTTAAGGATAACAACAGTGCATAGCGTTGTCAATTAATACAACATCAATGCTGAGTTGACGACAACACTTATCCGGGATTATATTCTTCGCACGGTCGAGTTGGCCGTCGGGATTGGAACCCCGGATAGAGACCGCGACAAACACACGCCGCGAGCGTGTTTTTTATTGTCGTATGCACGCGCACATCTGAATTATGGTGGGGCGCATGGGGGAGCTGAAAAGCTCGCCGGTCGGTTTCCCGGTAGTTCCAACCCTGTGCGTCTCACCACCCGATGATTGGAACCTTACGGTGGTGATAGTTTAGAAACCACTAGAGGGCGTCATTATGACAACTCAAATCTCTGTTGAAACCATCTCCCCGATTACCCATAACCAGATTCCTGTTATTACCACCGAGCTTTTGGCACAACTTTATGGCACCGAAACTAATAACATCAAAGTGAACTATACACGCAATGCCGAGCGTTTTGTTTGTGGGAAACACTACTTCAAATTGGAAGGGGCTGGATTGCGGGAATTTAAGAACAAGGTTACTCAAAGTAACTTAGTTGCACCGCGTACAAAGCACCTCATCCTCTGGACAGAACGCGGGGCAGCCCGTCACGCAAAAATGCTCGAAACTGATCAGGCATGGGAAGTGTTCGAAAAACTGGAAGACTGCTATTTCAGCCAGGGAAAAACAACACAAACCGAACAGCAGCCGCAGATTCAGCCACAATTCACAGCCGAGGAAATCATCCTCCTTTGCTACATGCAGCTCTGGATGGAAAAAGCCCAGGACATCAGCAAACACCTGTACCCTATAATGAAAGAGCTGAACTCCTCATACACGAACAAGCTGTATGACATTGCGTTTGAGACCATCTACATGGTGACGAAGAACAGAGACGCGCTACTGAGGGAGGTAACACGTCTCGACATGTCAAGTTCCGTTATCCAGCGGGCCATGCCAATGCTGAAAAGCCTGCGGGCAAGACAATTCGAGTTTTAAGGCCAGATTTGACAAATCCGCATTAACGGGGATATATTCCGCACCAAGGTGCTGAACACACCTATACAAGCGGAAGCCGCACCCGTCAGTCATGCGGATTTTTTATGTCTATTTTTCAGATATGGTCGGGTAGCGCGTATACCGAAAAACAGCCGCAAGGCTAAGGATACGGGCCGTTCTTGTATGCGGTGTTCAAGTACCCGACCGCCCTGCTGAACACAGGGATTCTGAACAAAAAATACAAGGACATAAAACTATGAGCACTCAACTCGTATTCAAATCCCACGTTCTTGAAACGATCGAACACGACGGCAAACAGTGGTTCACTGCCGCGACTTTGGCTTCAGCACTGGAGTATTCGCGCGGCGATAAAATCACCCAGATATACAACCGCAATTCGGATGAGTTTACTCCTTGTATGTCAATCAACCTCAAAATGAGGTTCAACGGGATCAACAATAGCTTACGAGAGAAAGATGTGCGTATTTTCTCTCTACGCGGTGCCCACCTGGTAGCGATGTTCGCAACAACTCCAGTAGCCAAAGAGTTCCGTCGCTGGGTATTGGATATTCTGGACCGTGAAGCTGAAAAAAGCGCTATACCGCTACAACCTCATATTCAGCCGCAATTCACAGCAGAAGACATCATCCTACTCTGCTACGTTCAACTCTGGATGGAAAAAGCACAACAACTCAGTAAGCAGCTATACCCCGTCATGAGAGAACTGAACTCTGATTACTACGGGAAACTGTTTGATCTGGCCTACGAGACTCGTCATATAACCAACCGGACTCGCGACACATTGCTCCGCGAAGCAGCAAAACTTGATCCCGCCAACTATATGGTGCATAGGGCCAGAAGCATGCTGGCGCAACTACGGGCAAGACAATTTGAATTCTGAAACTAAAGGAGCTTCGGCTCCTTTTTTGTTGGGAAAATCCAATGAGAGGGAATAATGAACCAGACTATCTTCCTCCGAAGTAAGCAGCAGCAACAATTCGCCATTAACGCCATCCTTGCAACAACTCTCGATAAAGACAAACCCGTTACGATCCGCATCACCGATTACAAGCGGAATCTCGATCAAAATGCCAAATTTCACGCGATGGTCGCTGATATCTCCCGACAGGTTCAGTGGTGCGGCAGATGGCTAAAACCAGAACAGTGGAAAGTTTTGTTAATCAGCGGTCATGCCGTGGCGACAAAACAGGAAGCTGATGTTTTGCCAGGTCTTGAAGGTGAATACGTCAATATCCGCGAAAGCAGTGCGCAGATGAGCGTGAAGCGTATGGCAAGCCTGATTGAGTACACAACTTCCTGGGCTGTGGAGCAGGGTGTCAGATTTACCGACAGGAGGTATGAATGAGACGACAGCGACGAAGCATTACCGATATAGTCTGTGAAAACTGCAATTACCTTCCAACGAAACGCTCCCGAAATAAACCCAGGCCAATCCCCAACGAATCTGATGTAAAAACCTTCAATTATACGTCTCACCTGTGGGATGTCCGGTGGCTCAGACGTCGTGCAAGATTTAATAGTCACTCCGGATAGTTCAATGTACGAGGAATAAGATGATGGCAAACCTACGCAAAGAAGCGCGTGGCAGAGAATGTCAGGTACGGATTTACGGCGTATGCAATGGCAATCCTGAAACTACAGTTTTGGCGCATTACCGAATGGCTGGAATTTGCGGAAGGGGAATGAAGCCAGATGACCTGTTGGCTGCATGGGCCTGTAGTGACTGCCATAATGAAATCGATCGCCGTACTCGCATTCTCGACAACAACGACGCCAGACTTTACCACCTGGAAGGCGTGATCAGGACGCAGGCGATACTGCTGAAGGAGGGGAAAATTAAGTCATGAATGAATATGAGTTTGTGCTTCCCTGGCCGCCGACGGTGAATACCTACTGGCGAAGACGGGGAAGCCAGTACTACATCAGCGATAAAGGCCAGAAATACCGAAAAGACGTACAGCAAATCATCCGGCAACTCAGATTAGACATTTTCACTAAATCACGACTTCGCATCACAATTATTGCTGAACCACCAGATTCCCGTCGTCGCGACCTCGATAACATCCTGAAAGGTTTACTCGACTCTCTTATCTACGCCGGATTTGCGGAAGACGACGAGCAATTCGATGACATTCGCGTAATTCGCGGCGTGAAAGTGCCTGGCGGTAGAGTGGGGATAAAAATCACCGAACTGGAGAACATTTGATGAATGCTAAAATTCAAACGATACCTGAATTACTGATCTGCACCAGGGGAAATCAGACAGAAGTCGCCAGAATACTGAACTGCAATCGTGCCACAGTCAGAAAATACATTGATGATAAAGATGCGAAAAAGCACGCCGTCGTCAATGGCGTCCTTATGGTTCATCGCGGATGGGGTAAAGATACTGATGCGTGATATCCGGCAGGTTCTTGAGCGCTGGGGTGCATGGGCGGCAAATAACTATGAGGATGTTACATGGTCGCCCATTGCTGCCGGATTTAAGGGACTGATCCCCGAAAAAGTAAAATCACGTCCACAGTGTTGTGACGATGACGCGATGATTATATGCGGGTGTATGGCTCGCCTTAACAGGAACAACAGTGATCTGCATGACTTGCTGGTTGATTATTACGTGTTGGGGGAGACGTTCATGGCGCTGGCACGGAAA